TGACTGCGATATTCCTCTATCGTCATAGCGGTTTCTCGTTTTAGTCATTACTGCGCTGGTTTAGGGGTTTGCGGTATACAAACCATTGACCAGTGTGTCGGTTGCTGCCTCGCTGGTAACGTAGATTGAGGCGGGAACTTCACTCTCGCGGGCGTTGTCCTCGCTTGCCAGTGTGATAGCGTAAGCGATTCCGTCTGCGTCAGTGGAGTTGAACTCAATAGCACTGGCTACCAGTCCGTTCTCGTCACCATAGACCTCGTACTTGGTTTGGGGGTTGGCGGTGTCAAGGTTCTGTGATATAATCACATACTTGCCGTGAGCAATCAAGTTCACGTCATTTTTGAGGTTCTGTGTGCGATCAAAGGCACGCATAATGAACTGGTGTCCAAATGAGTTCACATAAGTACCCTTGTTCATTGTTACGCTGCCCTCAAAAGCAGCCTCGTGTGAGGTGAACAAATAACCAGTAGCACCGCTTGCCAGTGCTATGGCTGAATATACGCCACTGGTGCGGGTTTTGGTTGCGGCTTTCCAATCGTCATAGTTGATAAGAATAGCCCAACCCTTTACTCCTGCCACGCTATTACGGCAACTTGCCATAGCGAGGTTCGCATTGATTTTACTGCAATCCATAGTCTTGAATGAATTAAATTGTTATTGAATCTGTTAGCTGATAAAATAGGGCGGGGCGGCTGCGGTCAGCGCGTGACCTTGACCGCCCCCAAACCCTATACACTGCGTCCGTTTACTCTGCGTAAATGAGCATCTTGTCGGACAGAATCTTTGCGTCCAGTTTGTCCTTGCAAAGAATGTAGTTCTTACGGCTGGTCTTGTCGTACCAAACGTCCACCTCGTCAAATGCCTTTGCGCTCGGTGTGCCAACTGCGATAACTGATTTCAGTGTCAGCAGGGCGCGGTGCGGTGCATCGTAGGTGTCACCGAGGTCAAAGTATGACTGAATGTTTGCATCCCACATAGGCATAGGTATCACGGGAACTCCGTTGAACTTTAATGCGGGTACTCCGTCCACGAGGTTGGAGTAGGTGCTTTCAATGCCCTTACCTACAAGATACTGCTCGTACTTGTCTGCGATAGACTGGGTGACATAGAAACGGCACTCGCTCTTACGCTGGCGCAGTTTTATGTCAGCCTTGTACCACATATCGGAGAACAGGGTGTAAGCACGCTCGGGTGTGAGGTATGCCAACTGGTCTGCCTTGCTGGTCTGTGAGTTGGCTGCGATTGTTACCTTAACATTTGCGTCAAGAGCCACGATACCACGTAACTGCTTGAACAAGCCGTGCAGAATGTTGAAATATTCCTTGTCCACGCCAGTAGTGAGGTTGCCGCCCTCGTTGATTGTTACGGGGTGTTCGGTGTCCTTTGAGTAGTAGGTCTTGCCCTCTTGTGCTACACCGGTAGCAGCCACGCCATTGAGGTAAACGATTGTTCCGTCAGCAAGAGCGCACTTGACTGCGCCTGCGGTGGTCTTGGCGACACCCATATAGACTGTACCCTCAATCGGGGTAATCTTATGCTCGGTGTCCATTGAGTAGTAGGTCGTGTCAGCCTTTGCGTTGCCGGTTGATTTTTCGGCTGCGAGGTAGATGACTGTGCCGTTTGCCAATGCGCACTTAACCTTATCGGCTGCGGTGCTAACCTCATAAACATCACCTTCGAGAGGACTGCCTGTGGTCTGCGTGGTGGCGGCTGCGGTGGGAACGGCAGTCAGTTCGGTAGCGGCTGCCTTCGGGTACGTGTTCCAATCCACGTTGTCAGCGTGCGCGTCACCGAACCAAATGAGGCGGTAGAACATTTCCTTGATAGCGTCAATCAGCACCTCTACAACGATAGCCATATAGTCGGTATCGGTGAGGTCATCAACGCGTGTACCCTTGTTCATAGCGTAAACGACCATTGTGTCTTCAAGGTGGCTGCGGCACTCGTCAAGGAAGATCTCCCATGCTTTGGGTGTCCAATAAACATTGCGTGAACCTACTGACCAATCCTGCGGAGTGGGGTTACAACCCTGCGCAGCCTTACCAACCAGTCCACCGCCAGTGAGGAAACCGATTTCCTTGTCATAGACGATTCCGTCGTACATTGTGTGCAGTTCGCTCAACTCGGGGAGTTTTGCGATACCCTCGTAAACCAGTTCGTTAATGTTACGAATCTGCTCGGGAGTAAAAAAGAATGCCGAAAAATTAATCATTGTACTCATAGTCTTGTTTGTTTTAATTGTGAATATTGTTGTTTATTGTGTTCTCGCTTACTTTTTCTTCTGTGCGTTCAGCGCGTCACGGACTGCCTGCTTTTGTTCCTCTGCGCTCTGCTGCTCGCCTCCGTTGGGCATTTGCTGGCGTGCGGGTGCAGTGCCGTTGCTATGTATCTGTCCTTTGAGGTTTACAATCTCTGCGTCACGCTCTGCGATTGTGTTGTCGCGCTCGCTTACTGCGTTCTGCAACTGGTCGCGCTCTGCGGAGAGGTTGTTCACCTGCTCGGTCAGTGTGTCACGCTCTGCGGTCAGTGAATCCACCTGCCCCTGCAAATCGGTGCGGGTGTTGTCAAACTCGGTCTGCGCGTTCTCCAATTCGGTAACGCGGTTCTGCAACTGGTCGCGCTCTGCGGTCAGTGTGTCCAACTGGTTACGCAGTGCGTCCAGTTCCTCGGAGGGTGCTGCGTTCTGCATGCCCTCTTTCTCTGCTCTTGCGAACAGGTTTTTCAGTTCGTCTAATAAATTCATCTTGTTTCCGATTTGATTTGTATTGTATTCGTTGATTGCGCCTATAAAGCCGTGTTCCAGCATATACTTTGAATCGCGCATCTTTTCCTCCTGCATCGCTGCGGAAAGTTCAGCGCGGTCTGCGCCAGTGCGGTCAGCAAATATGTCAAGTATGCACTCTTGCAGGTCGCGCATTTCCTCCGCGTAACGCTCTACGGCAGTGGTTGAACCACTGACACCGCCCTGCACCTCGTGGATAATGAACTGCGCGTTGGGGTTGGCGGTTCGCTGGTTCTTCGGTGCTGCCAGCAGCAACACGATTGCCATTGAGTGACAACTGCCCTCTACGTTGCAGTAAATGTTTCGCCCACTGGTACGCAGGCAGTCGTAAATCGCAAGACCCTCCAACACGTTACCCCCGTCACAATGAATCTGTAACTTGATGTCGTGTTCATCGGGGTTGTCCTCCAATAACTGCAGCAAAGTTTCCAGCGTGAACGGGTGGTTCATACCGAACCATTCGTATATCCACGCTTGGCTCTCTGCGTCAATTACCTCGTGTAATTTGATTTCAAGCATAGTCGTTTCTTTTTATCGTTATTTTTATGTGTTTTGCCCTCTGCGGCATTTTCTCCCTCTTGGTGGTATAAGTGCCTACCCCGTAAACGAAATGCCGTCAAATCGCCTTAAAATCGTTTACAAAGTAAGCGTTACAAAACGTAACTTGTTGCTCAATGTTTTGCGCACAAGTTTATACGGGTGACTGCATACGCGCTACGATACGCCTCGCGTTTGCCTCGCTCGTAAAGTAACGCGCCCCAGCCTGCCCGTATGCGTCCATTTTGTTCATACCCTTTGCGACCAGTTCAGTCCATAACTCATAAATCAGCACAAAGCGTTTCCACTGCTCGGGTATGATACCCGCACGCGTCATACGCTCGCGCTGCTCGGTGTCAATAGTCGTTATAAGTTCGTAACAAGTCATATCGCGGTTTCTTTGTGATTAGGTTATAAAGTCGGTTGGGTTACTGGCGTGCCAGTTCGTCAAGGTGAACCACGTTATCCTGCGCATCGCGTAGTTCGGTCAGCGAAAGCCATACTTGCAGGTTCTTGATTTCCTCGCCTACTTTCTGCCCCACGACCTCACCCAGTTTGTCGTAGTCAATCTCAATGCGGGTTACGTTGTTATTCTCGGTCTGTTGCAACATTTGTCCGTACTGGCGTTCAGCGAATCCCGTCTGCGGCATATACGCGTTCTTGCCGATATACGAAATGAGGTTAAGCAGTTCGGGAAACGCCTTGCTGGGGTTGGCTGCGATGATACGTTCCTCGCCCTCAGTTTCAACCAGTACGCCCCCCTGCTCGTGTTTCGCGCCTTGCACAAGACCACCCCTGCGTGCTTTGGGTAGCGGCTCACTCAATACCGCACCCAGTTGTAACGCACCCGTAGCGGCTGCAACTGCGGTCAGTGCTGCGGTACTCACACCGAAATCCATTTTGGGAACTTCCGCCCAAATCTTCATTATGGCGGCTGCGGTATTCAGCACGATTTGGAACGCTGACAACGCTTTCTCACGCGCTGCCTGCTTGCGGGTTTCCTCGGCTTTCTTTTCAGCCAGTTCCGCATCCATTTTGGCGACCTTATCATCGTACTGCTTTTGGCTTATCAGTCCGTTCTTCAAACGCTTGTCAAGAGCCTGCTTTTCCTTTTCGTTGGCTTGTTCCACCTGCTGCACGCGGGCGTTGCTGGTATTGGTTGCAATAGTGCTGATACTGCTGAACATCTCAACCACCTGCTCGGTGTACTCGGTCATTCGGTCAATCTTTTGCTGCAAGTGTTCGCTTTCCAGTGCTGCGAGTTGTTGTTCCAGTTCCGCGCGTTTGGCTGCGTTGTCCTTGTAGAGCGCGAGTTCGCGTTCAAGATACTGCCTGCGGATTTGGTACTGCTGCTCGGCATTCTGCCACGCCAGTTTGAGGTCTGTC